CGCAGATAAAGATGATAAGTTGGAGCAACGACGTCAAGGCGCTAAAATGATGTATGAAATGATGGATAAATTTGAAAGCAAGGTAGCATAATATGGCAGAAGAGATTGTACAATATCAACGACAAGCTCCCTTCATTGAAGAGAGAGCAGAACAATTATTAGCATCTATCTATGGTGTTCCTGTAGCACCAGGAGAAGCACCTCCTCCTAAATTACAAGGAGAAACAGAGGAACAATATCAATTACGAATTAAAGGATTAGCAGGTATTCCACAAGCAGTTGCTGCAAAACAAGTAGCTCCCTTAGAGCAAGCACAGCTCACTGCTATTCAAGAAGCACAAGCAGGACTAGGTGCATATAGACCATTTTTACAACAAGCCGAGCAAACTGTTGGTGCTGGATTAGGTGCTATCGGCGCAGGTGTTCAAACATTAGATCCTCGACAAGTTTCTACTTACATGGACCCTTATCAACAACAAGTTACACAACAAGCTTTAGCTGAATTACAAAGACAAGCTGATATTCAAAGTCAGCGAACTGCGGCAGAAGCCGTAGCAGCGGGTGCCTTTGGAGGATCACGATTCGGTGTTCGTGAAGCGGAAGAAGCAAGAAACTTAGCTCAGATTAAATCACAGAGAATTTTTGAAGACTTATCTCGAAACTATTTACAAGCTCAACAAGCCCAACAACAAACTGCACAACAACTAGGTCAGCTAGGAGTACAAACACTGCAAGCCGGTCAAGCACAAGCAGGTTTAGGCGAACTTGGACAGCAGTTATCTGGTGTGGATATTAACAGATTATTAAGTGTTGGTGGTGTTCAACAACAGCAACAACAAAATATTTTAGAGGCCGCTAGACAAACAGAAATGGAAAGACAGCAAGAGCCTTATAGAAGAGCAGGATTTGCATCTGATATTTTACGAGGCATACCTTCTTCTTCAATTGCTTACACTCAACAACCTTCACCTTCGATGTTTCAACAAGTTGCAGGTTTAGGAATCGCAGGTCTAAGTACCCTTGGTGCTTTAGGTGGATTCGGTGGCGGCGTAAGTGCGTTAGGATAAAAAATGAAAGATTATATTTTAAACAGACCGATGTTTCAGCGACGACTGACCAAGGACGAATTAAAAGCTTATGGCTTACCGGCCTTTGCTAATGGTGGTATCGTGCAGAAGTTTTTTGTTGGCGGTGGAGTTAACAAAGTAGAAAAAGAACCAGGACCTACTTTACCGGGTGCAAAAGCTCCAATCTATCCAGGTTTAATGTTTAAAGAAGCAGCGATTGAAAGAATGGGTGGAGACACAACTATTGCCGATACAGTAATGGAAACTTTTCAACAAAAGAGTTTAGATAAATCAGATTTAAATGTTGCAGTTCTAGATGTAAGACAAATTGAATCTAGAATTAAAGAGTTAGAAAATCAAATCCAACAGAAAAAATCTGCCGGTTTAGATGTGACTACAGAACAAGCAGAACTAAATCAATTAAAAACTAAGTTGGCAGAAGCGCAGAAAAAACAATCTGAAGCGCAGAAAAAAATTGATCAACCTGTAGTAGAAGAAACTACAACCGATGCAACAGGCACTGTCACAGACAAAGCTCCTGTTGATGAATTAACAGCAGAAGAAGATGAATTATCTCGATTAAAAACTTTAGCACTAGAGCGTTCTGATTTATACAAACAGATGCTCGGTGATCCTAAAGAAATGATGAAGCAACAAGGCCTATTACAATTAGCACAATTTGGTTTAAATCTAGCATCGGCTAGAGGTGGAAACTTAGCAGAGAAGATTGCAAAATCTGCAGCTGATCCATTACAAGCATTTGCTCAATTAGCAAGTGATGCAAGTAAAGACGCAAGAGCAATTGATCTAGCCGCAATTAAATCTGCTGAAGAACAATTAATGTTAGAAACAGAACTAGAAGGCAAGCAAGATGATCTAGTAAAGATTAATCTATATACTGAAACAAAAACAGAAATGCCTGGCGATACCGCCGGAGCTGCTGCTGCTACAGGATACTTACCAGCAGGTGAATTAAAAGATATTGATGTCTATAGAGATGATAGTAATCGAATATCTTCTAAAGAAATAAATAAAAGTGGTGCAGGTAACGAAGTATTTAAAGATACAGAAGGTAAGCCTTGGAAAATTAAACCAGGTGCTTTAGAGAAGAAAAAATATTTAACTTTCCCAGATGATTTTGAAAAAATTGAGGGTGTAGAAATTATCACTCCGAAAGGATAATCATGCCTTTAGGATCTTCCTTAGATACAGGTCGTCTCGAAGAAGAAGACAAGAAACTACGAGATATTGATGATGATGAGTACGGTGCCATTGTCAGTGGTCTAGCAGGTATTGGCTCTGGTCTATTTAAAATACCCGAACAGTTTGTTTCTTTAGGCGCAGAGTTAATTGATTTAGGTTTTGATACGGATGTCGCTGCATCTGTTGAATCTTTCTTTGATAAGATTAATCCTTTTGATGAAATAGCAGAATCAACAACTGCCGGTAAACTAACCGAAACTTTAGTGAGTTTAGGTATTCCGTCAACGACAGGATATACACTAGCAACTAGACTAGCTCGATCAGCTCTTAAAGCAAAACGTTTAAACAAATATGTTGATGTTAAAAAGTTTGGTAAAGCAAAAAATTTATCAGAAAGAAAAGCAGCTCTTAAAGATGATTTATTACTTGATCCTCTCACAGGAAAAAGAAGAACTGTCAAAGGAGCCTTAGCGGATGAAGTAGATCGATTAAATCCGACCGATATAAAAAAGAGAGCTCTTTATGATAAAGGATATGTTTTTGGAGCAGGCTTAGGTGGTGGTGCATTAGCTGATTTTGTTTTTGCCGATCCAGATATTGGAACTATTGGTGATGAGTTTGGTGGTATTACAGCTAGAGATACAAGAGAAACCGATGGTCGAGAAGAAGCCGTTCGAGAACTAACCAACAGATTAAAATTTGCAGGGGAAGGTGCTGTACTCACTTCTATTCTAGGGGGTGTAGGTACCGGTATTGCTAAAGGTGCCAAAGCAGTCAAATATAAAATGCAATATGATGCACTCGACAATAGTATTAAAAAAATAATTGCTGACTTTGCTCCTCAGGGAGTGAAGCCAAGAGAGATTTTTGAATTATTAGAATTAAGAAAAAATGAATTAGGTAAATTTCAAACAGAAGGTCAAGCGTTTGGTCGTCGAGTAGAAATGGTCGTTGATGATATTTTAAAACAAACAGGTAAAGGAAAAGATGATGCTGCAAAAATTAAGTTTGGTGATGCTATTAATACCTACCTAACATCAGGGAAAAGAACAGATCTAGATCGATACTTAAATGAGATAGGTTTCGATAATCCTGAACTAGGAGCTAAACTATTTAAGAACATTGACAACGCACGAATGACCATTGACAACTATTCTAATGCTATTTTAAAAATACTTCCTAACACTCCAGAACTTGCTCCTTTAAGAAAAGCGATTACAGAAAACTTAGGGGAATATTCTACCACTCGATATGCGTTAGTTGAAAGAAACAATGCTTTAGGTAAAGCTTTTGCTAAATATAAACCTACTGATGCAGCATATAGAAAAGCTTATGATTACGTCATAAAACAACTTGGAAAAGGTAGAGATTCTTTAGCTAAAGGTAAAGAGCCTGGCAAAAAAGATTTTGTTGGAGTGGCACCTAAAGAAGGTGTTGCTGATGAAGATTATGCAAAACAAATTTTAAATAAACTATATCAAGAGGATATACAAAAAGCGACGAACTTACCGGAGGATGTTATTTTAAGTCAATTAGGTTTGACTCTCGATAATGGAATCCTGCAGGCAAAGAAACTACCTGATGAACTAAAAGATTTCTTTGGGGAAATTAAAAACCCTTTCTACAATATATCTTCTACGATTGCTAAACAAGGTGCTTTGATTACCGAAGTCGAAATGTTAGGTAATCTTGGTAAATTAGCAAAAGGAAAAATATTTTTTGAATCTCAAGATGAGGCTGCCAGAGCATTAGGCGCAAGATCAGCAGATATTGTTCCCGTAGGTGATCTATCAAAAAACCTACCTGTAGCACAAGAAATGACAGGGCTTTACACAACAAGAGAAATAGCTGATGCTTTTAATAATCAAATTAAAGGAGGCGAAGAAGGAGCACTAAGTAAACTTTATAGTTTCTTTGTATTGGCTCCTAAGTCTGCATCACAACAAGCCAAAACAATTTTCTCTCCTTTTACTCACGTAAGAAACTTGATTAGTGCGAGTGCCTTTACAATGCTTAACGGTAATATTTCTTTTGTTGATCCTAAAAGAACTGTGGATGCATTTAAAAAATCATTTGCTGCTTTTTCAAAAGGAAAAGAAAGTCAAGAAGCTTTTGATTTATATTTAGATTATACTCGTCGAGGTATTACCGGCACCAACCCATTGATTGGTGAGATGGTTGATCTTGGTGCGAAGATTCAAAAAGCAAATACTTTTGATGCGGATAAAGTTGTTAATAATACTTTTGATGTTGTCGCAGAGGGCTTTGGTAAACTAAGAAGAAAAATTACAGATACTTATATGGCCGAAGATGATTTCTGGAAAATATATAACTACAATTTTGAACAAGGAAACTATAATGGTTTCGTCAATAATTTTATCGCAAGAAGCCCCGAACTAAAAGAATTAGGAGAAGACGGTGGTCGAAAAGCTATTTCTGCGTTAATTCAAGCAGGTAAAGATATCGATAATATTCCAAGAACTATTATTGATCAAAATACAAAAAGACCTGTTATCAACCCTGTTTATGAAACAGCAGTTAAAAATAGAATGAATATTGTCAAAGCAGAAACAGGTATAAAAAATCCTGAAGCTGTTCTTGAACAACTAAGAAAAAAAGTAGGAAGACTAATGGGTAGAAGAGATATTCGATTCAACGATCCTATTTTCTATCAACCAAAAAATACTCTCAAACAACTAGAGGGAGAGAGTAATGAAGCTTTTGCTAAAAGATTACAACAGGAAGAGGCTCTATTAACAGAGGACGCAACCGAAGCTTTAGTAAAAAATCTATCTGCTGATGTCACTAAAAATAATATTCCTAACTATGCTTATGTAGGTGATAATATTAAAGCATTAAGAAAACTACCTTTAGGTACATTTGTTGCTTTCCCTGCAGAGATTATTCGAACAGGTTTCAATACTTTACAAAGAGCGGCTAGAGAACTATCGATAGCCGAAACAAGAGGCATTGGTATGAGAAGAATGACAGGTGTTCTAGGAACTGGAGCCGCCTTACCTGTTGGAGCAGTTGAACTCGGAAAACAACTATCTCAATTTGGTGATGAAGAAATGGATGCTCTTCGACGATTTGTTCCTTCGTGGTCCGAGAACTCTTTATTAGTGCCCACCGGTAGAGATGAAGAAACAGGTAATGTTCAGTATTTAGATTTATCATATATCTATCCTTATGATTCTTTATTACGTCCTGCTAGAACAGTGATAAATCAGTTAGTAGCAGGAGAAGATACAAACGCTAGTATCACTGCACGATTAACAGAGGGCGGTGTTAAAGCGATGAGTGAATTAGCTAAACCATTTTTATCAGAAGCAATTTTTATTGAAGCAGCAAATGATATTTTATTAAGAGGAGGTCGAACAAGAGAAGGTTCTCAGGTGTTTAGACCAGAAGATCCTTTAGGAGAAAAACTTTATAAAGCAACCATGCACATCATGGATACTTTTACACCTGGTTCTTTAGATGCTGCAATGCGTATCGGTGGAGCTCCGTTTAACGTAGCCGACAAGTATGGTCGTACTTATGATTTAACAGATGAGGCAATGGGTATTTTTGGTTTTAGAAATATTGAAGTTGATCCTTCAGAATCAATGAAGTTTATGGTGGGAGATTTTAATAAAAGAATATCTTCCGCAAGAGCTACCTTCTTAGGTGACGTTTTAAAAGGAGGTGCAGTAACTCCTGATCAGATATTAAGAGAATATTTAGGCGCAGAGGAACAGCGATATAGAGCATTTCAAGATATGTATAAAAACGTAGAAGCAGCGAAAACTTTAGGAATTAAAACAGGCGATTTAAGTAAGCAGTTAGATCGACTACCGAAAGCCACTCGTAATGCTATCGTCAGTGGTACCTATCAACCTTACAAGCCAAGTAAAGAAGTAAGAAAACTGTTCTATGAAAACGCACTACGCCTAGCTCAAAGAACAGGCTCTGCTCCGATTGATCCTCTACAAGGATCTCTTCAAAAGATTTATGAATATATTGGTGCTAATAATGGTAGGCAATTAACTTCTGCTTTAGATACTAATTTCACTGTCCCTGAAACAGGAGCTTTAGATGCCTTAGCTGATTTCTTCCAGATGCAGGCTACTCAACAAGCTGTGACTCAACAACAAAAAAAGCCAGTATCCACTTCTGCAGTGACAACCCCTCCTGCGCCAACAACACAAACCCTTGATTCTGATGTTGCAGCCGATATACTAGCGGGTAATGACGAAATAAACAAAGCACTATTTAAACAAGGAAATTTATAATGGCACCACCAGGATTTACTAGCAAAAAAACAACAACCTCTAAAAGTAGTTCTACATCTGGTGGACCTCCAGGTACTTCTTCAGGGAAATCTCGTGCAGATATTGGTAGAGAGTTAGATAGAGAAATAACTCGTCGAGAATATTTTAAGGGTAGACCGGATATATCTGATGATCGTTTAGATAGAAGATTAAAACAAGCACAAGAATTAGCAAAGTTTAAAAGAGAAGAAACAAAACCTGTCTATACCACAAGCGGAAGTGTTGTTAAAGGTCTAGTTCAAAGGAGAACTCCGGCAAGTATGGATTTAGCTCAAAAACAAATGCAATTAGCTAATAAATACGGTCCTACCTTTAGTGAGATCATGAGTGATGTTACTTATGCTGGTGGAAAAGTTTTAGGTGCTCTTGGGGAAAGAGCCATGAGCGGTGGTTTAGGTTTTCTTGGAGCAATCAAAGGAGTTGCTAACTACGCTCTTGATAAAGCTAACAAAGGTTATGATAAATTAAACGATGTTCAGAAATATGTATTTGATAATGCAGATAGATTTACTTTTGCATCCAAAGTACCTCAAGTAGATGAAGTTAGTAAGGCTGAAGAATTAGCACTGCAAGCGGATAGAGATGCTTTAGGTTTAGAGTTAGATGCATTAATTGCACAGAGAGAAGAAGATAGATTTAGATACGAGAATCCAACAGTGGATTTAAGATCAGCTAAAGACTACATAGACTACCAAGTAAGTAGACCTTCTTATGAAACTACACAACCTGTATTTCCAGGAGAAGAAGTAAAACAAGCAGCCATGAACAGATTTAGTCCAGAGTATTTAGAAGAACAAAAAAGATTATTAGATGAACTGAACATAATGCCTACTGTAGAAGAACTACAGCCAAAAGAAAAAAGTGAATTAGGTATTTTAGATTTATTAAATCCTTTTGATGAAGTTCCAATTCAAATGGGAATTAATGAAATGATTAATCCTGAACAAGTAGATATTGAAAAATTTAAAGAAGAGATGAATCAAGGTTCGTTGTCCACGGACGACGGAACAAAGGTCACTGCTTATAACAATCCTGTTAATTTACAATTTGCAGGGCAGCAAGGAGCCGTTGAAGGTCAAACTTATGGTAATAATTTTGCTATATTTCCTGATGCAGAAACAGGGATAATGGCGGCTAAAAGAGATTTAGCTTTAAAGACAGAAAGATATGGTGGAAATGTAGATAAAATTATAGGAGAGTTTTCTCCTCGTGTAGACAACCCAGAATCATTTGACAATTATGTAAACTTTGTAAAATCAGGTGTAGGAGAAACCGTTGATCCTGGAGAAGAGGACGAACTTTTAAGAAGAGTTATTCGTTTTGAAAACAAACCAGATATTGCAAATCAATATTTAACGATGGTTGCTGATGGTGGAATGATCGACAAACAATTAAAAAGTTTGCAAAACGGTTTACAAAACATGTACAATGGTATACCTTCTGTCAAAAGAAGATGAGAATATTTATTACGCATTTAAGAAATATAATAAGATCATACTTATATAGAACAACAAAAAGAAAGGAAAAAGATCCTCATGAAATACATTGGGGAATAGGTGGAAAATGAACACAATAAAAATTACTGATGAATTGAAGGCTCGGATTCGTGACCATGAAGGTTGTAGAGACGAAGTTTATTTAGATTCGCTAGGCAAAGCCACGATTGCCATAGGACATTTGGTACAACCACACGAAAGAGATCGTTATAAACCAGGTGTTAAAATATCAGCAGATGAGATAGAAGACTTATTTTTAATAGATTTAAATAGAGCTTGTGCAGGAGCTGAAGAATTAATAGGGCAACTGTATAGAGGTGATAAAAGATTACCTCAAACAATTGAGCACGTGATCGTGGAAATGGTTTTTCAATTGGGAAAAACAGGTGTTTCAAAGTTTCGTAAGATGTGGAAAGCATTATCTGATGGCGATCGAAAAGAAGCAGCGGCTCAAATGAAAGACTCCAGATGGCATTCGCAAACCCCTGTGAGATGCGAAGCCTTAGCTGAAATCGTTGAAAACGCTTAGAGCGTTCTTCTAATAAAATTTGGGAATCGGCCTTCTTGCTTAAATGTCATGTAGGCCGCATACCAATCATTTTTGTATTCTGCTTGGCAGAAATCTTTAATATCCTCATCTTTATCTTCTTTGGTTTTAAAGAAGTTTAGAAAATGATTCATTGATCTTTTAGTTAAGTTAAACATTATTATCTCCTTGTTTTTCGTGGAGAATATAATGCTATTTTTTATTTTTACTTGTGCTTTTTAAATACTTCTGATGTGCTCTGATCTCTCGATGAATCTCAACCTGAGACCAATGAGCCATCGCCGCTTTGTGAATATCTTCTTGAAATACTTTTAACTGACCCATATCCAATTCAATAGGTCTACCAAGATTGTCTTGTGCTTCTTCAACCTCAGCTCTCGTTAAACTTAGATAGAGCTTACCGTCTTGATATACAATTCTACTCATTTTATTTCTCCCCAGTTGTCTCCTATTTCCGCATCACATTTGACCGGAACATGTAGTTCAACAGCAGATTCCATTATCTCTTTAATCTCTTTTACCTGGGTCTCATTGGCTATGGAGACGTTGAGTTCGTCATGTATTTGAATCATAGGAATTACGCCTAGATTTTTCCACAGATCCACCATGGCTTTTTTGGTTTGATCTGCTGCTGAACCTTGTATTAACCTATTCAATGCACGATAGGTTCCTGCTCTTTTCATCTCATTCCATGCCCAAGTTTTCTTAGCATTCTCATAAGACATCATTCTTTTGTCGTAGAAATCTTTGTTTTCCCAAAGTTCAAAACGACATCTTCTTCCGAGCAGTGTATTAATAAATCCATTTTGTTCGGTGTACCTTGTGGCTCGAACAATTATATTGTTTAGAAACTGAACATTATCATTATATTTCTTCTTCAAAGCTTTAGCTTGATCGGGACTAATATCTAAAGAATCAGCTAGCTTGGCTATCCCCATTCCATACATAAGACCGAGTCCAATAGTCTTGGCTTCTTTCCTTGAAATACCTGCCATTTCAGCAGTTACTTGGTGGAAGTCCTTACCCTCATGGAAGAACTTAATTAGGGTCTCAGCGCCCTCTAAACCGTGTTTTTGGGCATAATGTACGAGTAGTCTAGGCTCTTGTTGAGAATAGTCTAGAGATGCCCATTTATGTCCTTCTTCGGGTAAGAATAAGGATCTAATCTTAGGGCCAATCGCTTCGTTTCTAGCCGGAACTTGTTGGAGGTTTGGATTATTCATGGACAACCGACCACTGACCGTGCCCCCATACTCTCCTTTGAGCTGATTAATTTCAGCGTGGATACGACCATCAACTTGATGTTTAAGAATAGAATCAATGAAAGTTGTATGTGCTTTATTATATTCTCTAGCGACAGAGATAGATTGAATCAAAGGATTATCACTTTCTCTCATTAAGGTATTACTAATTTTTGCCTGCTTATTCTTTTCCGTGAGTTCATACTTCTCGCCTAGCTTATCAAATATTTTTTGTAGAGAAGCAGCAGCGTAAATATCCGAGCTACCAATATCAATGCCTGTTTCTTTTTTAATATTTTGATAAATCTTTTCTTCTTCTGACTTAAAAAACTTCTTCGTCTTTTCTGCTTTTTCTAAATCAACACGCACACCTTTCCAACGCATCTCTAATAATAATCGAAGTAAATCTGTTTCTAAATTAAAGATATCGGTTAGACCTTGCTTTTGAATTTCGACTCGTAAGAACTCCCAAAGTTTTAAAGTTAGTCTTGTATCTTGTTCAGCATAAACACCCGCAATCTCTACAGGAACCATGTGCATGTATTCAATTGCTTTAAAGCCGTGCTCTTTACCAAACTCTTCTAATAAGTTTCCTTGTTTTCTTTCTCCTAAATAATCTTTGGACAAACTATCTAAGCTATAACTATATCGATTCTCATCAACTAATGGAGCTGCAATCAAAGTATCATAAACTTTGGTGACATTACATTCAACACCCCAACGTCGAAGCCAACCTAAATCGTAAACAGCGTTGTGACAAATCACAATCGGATCTTCTTTAAATAATTTCACTAACCATTTCTTTACTTCTTCTTCAGAAAAATTACCACCTCGCTCGTGGCGAACAGGAAAGTATCCATCAAATCCTTCAAAAGAAATAGCAACACCCACAACAAAACCTTTGTTGGTTGCCCATCCTCCGCCTAAATTTTTAATCTCAGGATCATGAGTTTCTAAATCTATAGCTACTTGTTGTATTTTTTTGACATCAGGAAAGCTTGGTCTCGTCCATTCTGGTTTGTTATCTTTTTTTAATAAATCCATTTGTTGTTCAAATATCATCTTAGTATCTCCTCAAATTCGTAGGGGGAAGTAGAAGGAACAATGTATAAATTTTCTTTTGCACGTGTCATACCTACATAAAAAACTCTTCTTTCATCATCTCTATTTACCCACATGTTATCGTTAATTCTTTTAGAGATGTCAGAGAATAAAATAACATTCTGACTTTCTCCACCCTTTGCTCCATGAATGGTAGAAAGTTTTATATTCGCTTTCTCATCTAACTCATGCCCGCTCTTAAGTATATGTCTAATATAATTTCTATCGGATTCTGGTATTCTTTGAAGTGCCACCTCCCAAGGTGTTTCTAAAGGAACATTCAAACCCCATTCTTTACATAAAGTTTCGTAAGAATAAGTAGCTTCAATGTTTGCACCAAGCAATAGTTTCTTTCCCCTCGATACTCCCTCTTTTCCTACTGGCATGTACTGATATAAAAACTTTACATGCGAGCAAGGAATCTCTTCGTTTTTTTGTAATGCAATCCATGCACGATAAGCTGTTGCGATCTCATTACTAATCGATAAGTAATTATTTTTTTCATAAAAATAACCTTTATTTTTTAACTCTTTTGCAACTTCATTAATATAGTAATTGGTTCGACCAAGAATTAACCACTGACCACGGTCCAAATTAATACTTTCAAAATTAGTATTCCGCACTTGTCCTTCTTCTTTTCGAGGTTGCCATTCTTTAGTAATTCTCTTTTTTATTTTTGACACAAGGTTGTTTGACTTTGCGAATATTGTTTTAGGTATTCTATAGGATTGATTTAAAACTTGCAAATGACAGTTCAAATCAATGAGCTTCGAAACATCTGCGCCACTCCAAGAATAAATTGCTTGGTCATCATCGCCTGCTAGATAAGTAGCTTTGGCTTTGTTCATCATAAGGCGAACCATTTGCCATTCGTTTGGTTTTAAATCTTGAACCTCATCTACGATCACAATATCTAAATTAGGACATTGACCTATCTTATTAAACTCCGTAATTAAATCGGTATAATCTTTTACGCCCCGATGTTTTTTAA